TTGACTGACCGCAGCCTCTCGAAACTCACCCGTGTACTGCCGATCCGGTATTAACTTCTTCATACGACCTCCACAAAGTCAAAAAATAATAGACCTTGTGGTGTCCGTTTTTAGGGGACCAGATCAACGATCGCACGGCCGTGCGCGGGTTCATGCGTGCCTTAAACCTGATCGCACATGTCACGGGCGCTGCGGTGCTGCTGCTGGCGCACGTTGACAAGGCGTCAGTGCGGTCGGGCGCCGGCATGGACTCGATGACGACGTTCAGCGGATCGACGGCCTGGAACAACAGCGCACGCTCACGCTGGGCGATGTATCGCGACGAGCAGGCGGTGGTGCTGCGGCATGAGAAGTGCAACCTCGGGCCTTTGCAGCCTGAGCTACAGCTTGAGTTCGATCCGGCCAGTCGCACGTTCAAGCCTTTTGGTTCGATCCCTGGCAGCGCTTTTGCGGCCAGGCTGATTCGAGAAACACAACGCGGTGTGATTCTAAAACTGATCCAAAAGTCCACCCAGTCCGGCCTGAATCTGTCGATGAACGTGAGTGCGCGCAACAACGTCTTTAAGCAGCTGCACGACGACCCTGACTTTCCCGCGCGGCTCGATCGCAAGACGTTCTTTGGCTATCTGCGCGACATGAAGGACCAAGGCTTAATCAAAGAAGAGTCCTACATCCAAAGCAATCGCACACAGGGCCTGCGCGTGGTGCTGACCGACACCGGGCGTCAACAGTTATGAAATTTACCTACCTGCCCCGCTACGAGGTCCACGACGACCAAGGCTTGGTGCGACGGTTTGACACCAAGGACGAGGCCCAGCGCTTTGCGCGCACCGATCACTCACTGGTTCTTAAACGCACGCAGCAACAGTCGCGCAGGCGGCAGCTGCATCACTTTTTGAGGAGCATTCCAGATGCACTTTACTGAACGACAGCTGAACATGCTGACGTACTTGCAAGGCCTCCACAAGCCGGTCCATGCGGTACAGCTGGCGCGCAAGTTCAACGTCTGCAAGCGAACAATCGACAACTGGCTCAACCCGCTATGCGAGGCCGGCGCGGTCCACAAGCACTGCGAGGTCAAGCGCAGGCCTAGCGCCTGGCGTGCGAGCCGCGTCTGGTTTTACAGCGCGGTCGAGAAGCGCGAGGTGGTCAAGCGCGTGAAGCAGCCGGCCTTTCGTTTCAACGACCCATTCAACATGGGAGCGCGGCCATGAGCGTCGAAGAAGCCTGGCTGATCTACTGCAAGACGCACGGCATGGACAGCATGAACCGCAACACATTCTCGATCTTTAAAGCCGGCTGGCAAGCGGCCATGCAGCGCGCTAGAAAAGTCGCCTACCCGGTTGAGGACTGGCGCCCGATGCAAAGGGATTTGGCATGAGCGATAAAGAAAAACTAGCGCAATGGATGATTCGAAGCGGCTACGCGACAGGGCATGGCGACAGCGTCGAGGACTTGCTGCAAGAGCTGGATTGGCAGATTGCGGAGAACTGGAATCGAGCGCTGATCAATGGGATCACGACCGAACGTGAGGCGTGTGCGAAGGTGTGTGAGCGCATTTACCGCGACACATACCCGGAGGCCGAAGACTACGAGACTGGCGCAGAAGCCGCCGCCATCAGAGCAAGGGGTAAGCAATGAAGGACTACGTGGCAGGCGAGGCCACCTGGCGCCTGCCGCATATCGATAAACCACCAGGTGGCGCTAAAGTGCTGCTGCTCACGCCTGGCGGCATTTGTGTCGTCGGGCCTTGGGCTGAATGGGCTGTTGCATGGGCGCCGCTGCCGCGTTTAACGCCGGAGATCAAACGGTTGGTATTGGAAGCTAAGTTGTAGATTTCATTACCGTGACGCAACAATTTGATAAAAGGAAACAAATGCAAACTTAATAAGGATTTGCAATGGCGGCACCGACTTGCAGTGACGAAGAATTTATTGCGATCTGGCAAGAGTTACAAAGTCCAACCAAGGTCGCTGAGCATTTGAAAATCAGCCAGCGCTCCGTGATGTACAGGCGCCGATCAATTGAGAATCGGCTGCAAACCCAGCTGCCCACCACTAACGACTTACGTTGCAAAGACGCGCCAAAGATCGAGACAAGGATTTTCCATCCGCACGACAAAGTGCGTTCGATCGCGGACATCAGCGGCGTGGTGATCATCTTTAGCGACGCGCATTACATGCCAGGCGAGCCCTCGATCGGTCACAAAGCGCTGCTTAAGCTGATTAAGCAGCTCAAGCCCAAGCTGATCATTGCCAATGGCGACATCCTCGACGGCGGCTCAATCCACAAGCACGACCCCATCGGATGGGAAACCAGGCCAACGCTTAAGCAAGAGCTCGACGCGGTCATCGAGCGCATGGATGAGGTCAGAAAGGCCGCCAGAGGCGCGATCCTGCATCGGACCATAGGAAACCACGACATCAGGTTTGACAAGCGCCTAGCGGCTATGGTGCCCGAATACAAGGACATCGGCGGCACGCGCCTGCAAGACCATCTGCCTGAATGGTCCACCAGCTGGTCGGTGCTGATCAACGGGAACACGATGGTCAAGCACCGGCTGCACTCGGGCATTCACAGCACTTACAACAATGTGCTGCGCTCAGGCCTAACGGCAATGGTCTGCGGGCACACGCACCAGCTCGAGGTCAAACCGATTGGTGACTACACCGGGCGCAAATGGGGCGTCGCAACGGGAATGCTCGCGGACCCAAGCGATGGACCATTTAGGTACATCGAGGACGGCCCGAACTTTTGGTGTCAAGGATTTGCAATCCTCACTTATGACAATAGTGGTGAGCTTTTCCCACCGGAGTTAGTAGAAATCATCAGTGGCAGGGCTCATTTTCGCGGCGAAATCATTAACTGAAAGGATATTGCTATGGACGATGCATTTGTGACCATCAGTTTGTCGGAAGACGAATTTGACCAAGTAATTGAGTGGCTTGGCGACCAGGAAATCAGGACCAATCTTGGCAAGCTCTACGATCGCCTTCACGACGCACTTGAGGCGCGCCACCAGGTCGAGGACGAAGAAGAGTTTGCTGAAGAAGACGAATAAGTCGGACTTTGCAGACAAGTACGGGCCCGCCGATTGGCGGGCTTTTTGTTTGCTCGCACCGCACGCACATTGCACGCACCTGTGAGTGCAGGCTGGGTGCAGCAGGGTCGGCCTGGACGACGGGCCCCCCTCAAAGGGGGCCGTCTAGGCCTGCTGCAGGTTGCACGCACACTCACCCTGTAGGGGTGTGGGGTACGTGCGTGCAGTGCGTGCGACCAATGTCCAATGGTCGTGCAAGGCCGCCGCTGACAGCATGAGGGTGCGTGCAAAAGGAGGGCTGAACGTGATGGAAAGGATCAAGAAGGCTGGCCGGTGGCTGACGGCGGTCGCGGTGGCGACAGTGTTGTGGGCGGTGGCTGCGTGGATGGGGTTTAACGCCTGGGAGAGCTCGCGAGAGACGGCCAGCACGCCGCTAGGGCAGCTGACGCTGGGGCAGCTTGGGGCGACGCTGTTCTGGGCCGTGGGCGCGTTGGTAGCTGCGACGTTTGGTTGGGCGATGTGGGAAGATCGTGATGAGGACAACACGAAATGGTGAGGTAAACGCAACGATGCTGGCAGTTAAAGAAACTGAGGCGAAAGTGGCGGCGCCGATGCGGCGCGGGCGCGACCTGCCGCCGGGGCCAGGGCGGCCGAAGGGCTCGACCAACCGCGTGACGATGACGATCAAGGCGGCCATCGAGGCCGCCGTGCAGCCAGGCGCCTGCCATCCAGAAGGCCTGGCAGGCTGGCTGATCGAGCGCGCTAAGGGCGGCCTCGGCGACCGGCAGATCTTCGCGTCAGTCGTCAACAGGTTCGTGCCGGTGCAGCTGAACGCGCAGGTCGATGGCGGCATCAAGCTCGAGCTCGGCTGGCTCGGCGGCAGGCAGATTGGCACAGGCACGACACAGTTGCAGCACGCACCCACGCAAGTGCTTGATCTCAAACAGGAAAGTGAGGGCGTGTACCGGATTGTCGATCCGCAGCCGGTCGAGCAACCGTCCAAAGTTCTAGAACCGAGCACGTTTCCAGACCCCCATCCCCCCGTCGAGCCGGGGGCGGGGGGCTAGCGAGAGCCGGGGCCCCCCACTCACTCTCTGTACCCCCTACCAGCCTTTTTTTGAAATGCCCACGACCCACAACACCCTCCAGGACCGCTCAGAACGCGCCACAGCGCACGATCGCGCCTCGGGTGATGCCAACCCCTTAACCCGTTAAGAAAATCGCTCTGAGGGCCTTTATGAGCAACGACACCCTACTCAAGACATTGAACGAGCGCGGCGGCCGCTACGGCATCTTCATGCACCACGCCGAGGTCACGCAGACGCTCAAGACCGTGATCCGTCAGCAACTCAAGGCCCGCGACAAGGTCCTGCAGGACGACCAGGTCGAGGCGCTGGAGATGATCTGCCACAAGATCGGCCGGATCGTGAACGGCGACCCCGACTACGCCGACAGCTGGGTGGACATTGCCGGCTACGCCAAGCTGGTCGCGGACAGGCTGAACGGCGTCGCGCGTTGAACCTGCAGGAGTACCAGCCGCGCAGCGTGTTCCTGCCCTTGCACAACCGCAAGGCGCGCTGGTCGGTGGTGGTCGCGCACCGGCGCTGCGGCAAGACGGTCGCCATGTGCGCTGACCTGGTGATCGGGGCGCTCGAGACAGCGCTGCCCAAGCCGCAGTTCGCGTACCTGGCCCCGCAGCGCGACCAGGCCAAGCGCGTTGCTTGGGGTTATTTGAAAGACCTCACCAAGCCGTTCTGGTCCAAGCCCCCCAACGAGTCCGAGCTCAAGATCACGATCCACAACGGCCACAAGGACGAATCGACCATCTACGTGGCGGGCGCGGACAACTACGACGCCCTGCGCGGGATGTACTTTGACGGCGCCGTGCTCGATGAGGTCGGCGACATGCGACCGTCTGCCTGGTACACGGTGATCCGGCCAGCGTTATCCGACCGGCGCGGCTGGGCGATCTTCGCCGGCACCCCGCGCGGCAAGAACCTGTTTTGGAACCTCAAGGAAGAGGCCCGCCTGAACCCCGAGACGCACCTGCTGCTCGAGCTCCCGGCGTCTAAGACCAACATCATCCACCCCGACGAGCTGCGTGACGCCAAGGCCCAGATGACCGACGAGGCCTACGCGGTCGAGTACGAGTGCAATTTCGATGCCGCGGTGCCGGGCGCGTACTACGCCAAGCAGATCGGTGACGCCTGAACTGGTCCCCAAACTGCGGACACCACGATTGGCAACGAAGCGTTTTCCACGGTCGGTCGGTTCGGTCGCTTGCGACGTACCGGAACCGGCCGGCGGTGGGAAACGCGTTGTTTTCCTCATGCA